CTAGCTGATTTCTATTCTCTCCCACTCTCTCCCGCGATCGTTCCTATATTGCGCAGCCATGCTATCAGACTTATGTCCTAGAAGGTGCTGCGCAAATCTTTCGCCATACTGTTTCTCATAGAGCCTTGCAGACAGGCTGCGTATCTCATGAAATGTTGGCGGTTCTCCGCTGAAAGAAAGTCCAGATTCCTTGCGTGCGCGCATAAAATACCTTGATACCGTCCCTGATGAAAGCGCTTCGCTTCGTGTAGAGGAAATTATTGTTTCTCCTTGCGAAAGTGATTTACATCTCTTCAGCGTATCTGAAAGCGAAAGGTTAGCTGCATCAAGCTTAATCGTTACCGGTATCGCCAGTTTTGCTCCTGTCTTTTGTTGTTGTACGTGTAGAAATCCTTCTGAAATGTCAACCCATTTCATTGCACAGATATCACTAACACGCTGCCCGGTAAGTAATGCTATCTCCATAGACAGTTTCACCCATGGCGGCTGCTTCCCGGCAGCATCATATATTTTCATGAATTCATCGGTGGTTAATCTGACCCTTTTAACTTCAGATTTAGCGGCCCTTGTGGCAGTGACTGGGTTTGAGTGTATGAAGCCTTCAGCTATAGCTTCTCTGAAAATGTCACTCAACGTCGATCTGATTAACTTTGATGTGGCCGACTTTCCTTCTGAAACATAATCATTGAGTATGGTGGCAATATCCCTGGTTGTTATATCTGACAATGGAATGTCCTGAAACCGCTCCTTTATGGCTCTTATTTTGCTTCTGTAATCAGCAAGTGTTTTAGGCCTGAGTCCTCTGACTGATATGATACTGTCATATTTTTCCAGCCATGCGTGCATGGTCATTGCATCTTCATTATTGATCCGCGACGTAAGACTTTTTCGTTCAGCGCTGGAAAATAACTCAATGTTCGCCTGAACTGCTTCTGTTACTGCGATTCTCCGGTCGCGACCTAACCCAAACTCCTTACCCGTCCTTGGGTCTCGATAGCAATAATAACCGTTGTTCCTGATATACAAGTTTGGAGGCAAATCACGGCGTTCATGGCTTCGCCTTCTTCCCATCTCTAATCCTCTTCAAAAGTCTGCCTGTTGGCTTATTTTTAACGTCGATTTTTACTGCGTTCTCATGAAACAGATACTCCCTTCCATCCTTAAGCGGAGGAGGGGAGATCCGACACTCTCTAACCCAGCGTCGAACTGTCTCAAGGCTTCTTGGCCTTGGCTGTCGCTGGTTCCACTCTGGAAGCGTTAAGTACATCTCATTACCTCTGCAAATTCACGCAAGAAAAAACCAGCGCAAGGCTGGTTATTGGATATCTTGAGAAATGCACAGGCCTCATCGAGTGTGAGGCTGTGTGATTCTATGGTTACTCCGATAAAATAAATCCCCGCGAGTGCGAGGATTGTTATTTTTGCGGTGCTGAGAGCCGAGCTGCTGCGCTTCAGCATCTGTGGACTCTCCCCATAAGCAAACAAGCACCCCGAAGAGCGCTTGTTTTATCTTTCAGCATAAGATAGCTACGTGCTGAATAACATGCGAACGTATAATCTTCACATGAGGTATGTTAAAAGCTATCGCATCATTGGAGTTTGAAGTTGTCGATATCATCTACAAATTCCAGATACCCATCTTCAACGCTTTTTAAAACAAGTAAATGCTTAATTCCCTCACTTAATGAAGTTGGTCTTTCAAGCACAAACTCGAACCCATCCTCGTAAATTTTGCCTAACCAATAACCACCACCATATTCCTTAAGCCTTTGAAAGAAAACATATCCTCCAGGCTTGAAATAATTGAGTGTCTCGTCTCTATAAACGATTTGGTAGTTAGGTACTTTGCCACCCATTTTAGCCACCATGAGTACTGTGTTTTCATACAGTATAAATTAAAGCAAATGTTGGTCAATTTTGAAGGTTGAAATGATAACTTAACTCTGAAAACAAATTGTTTACGGCTTCTGCTATGGTTCAGTTTGATCAATAATCGCGAATGCTTTCGAACTGTCTTAACTCCTTATCAATCAGACGTTTACTCTGCTGACGAGCTCGATGTTTACAGGTTCTCAATTCAGCATCATATCCGTTTCCTTTTCTGTAGCCTCGTGATCGACACAACGAACAGGTACAACCATCAACCGAATAGAATTTCCCAAATGGTTGCATTACTTTTCCTCCTGCGGTGGTTCTGGCAGTGGCATCCAGTGGGTTGGTAACCAAGATGCACCTGGTATAATCCATCCATCCTGCGCGTCTGGATGCCCTGGTATGTAGGTTCCCCATTTCATTCGCCAGTCACCTTTCCTACCAAACTCTCGAGCAACAAGAACTCCTGTTTTGCTATCCGGCATCCGCTCGCTACAGCTTATCCAGCCATCCGGAGTTACCGGAGAGTTGGTAGCTCCTGTTGCTACCAGCGCTGGCTGGGTGTAGAAATACGGTCTGATAGTCCACCTCTTATTCCAGAAGTCTCGCGTTTTCTCGGCTTCCTCAAGCGTTGCAACACTACAGCCAACCTTTCCGCACTCTTTGATGACGTGGTATCCGGCTGGCTCGCTATCAGCCTTGCGGCGTTCCTGTAGCTCGTCTATCTCATCCAGCAAATTTAAGACGATGAGCACCCCGTATTGTTTTATCAACTTTTCAATCTCACCCGCCGCCGCGTCCATATCCTGCTCGGCTGATGGGTTATCCGGGTTTTCTTCATACCAAGCCCGCATAGATTGATAGTTTTCTACGGACTTATTCAGCGCCTTGCGCCATTCTGGTAATTTGTTATTGGTGATAGTGGTCATGGGTTAGTCCTTAAACTGCCAATTGCAGTTGCATATTGAACCGGTCACGCTTTTCGCAATACGCGAGAGAACCGGGGCTGTTATACGATTCAATGCGCTCAACCATTAATGCGGCGCGGGTTTCCTTTGAAGCTGGCGCGTAAGCACCAGACCATGCTTTGTCTATTCCGATGTTACGGGCGACGTTCGTGCTGTCCGCGCTGGCTAATGGTAGCTTTGTGAAAATTAGCGGGTTCAACATCCTCAATCCATGCAACTTCGTGACCGGCATTCCATGAACGTCAATAATGTGGCGAATCAGGTCTTTCATTCTGGCAACAGCAAGGTTTGGGCGCTTAACGTCATAGTCTCCACAACTTCCTATCGCTACACGCGGATATTCGTTACACAACCTGATAAACCGCTCGTCACTCTCGTTCATATGCCATACTGGGACACCAAAAAATTCCCCGTGCGGCCATTCATCCAGAAGAGCTTCGTTCTCATCCTCGCCGCCGTCGATGACGTCCGGGATGATGGCAAAATCGAATCCAGGGTGATTTTTCCAGCGCGCCACAAATTCGTAATAATCGCTCCAGTCGATTTTGTTTTTACCGGCTGCTTTCCATGCAGTGAATGCGCCGTTGTCCAGCGCGAATGACTGGCAGTATTCAGCCGCGAGGTTAATTTGTCCGGAGTGCGCGAAACTGATAAACGCATGGCGTCCTTTCCATGCCTTCATAGCACACGTATCAGGGGTAATAGGTCCGCCATGATAGTGAATCATCACGCCCCCTTAACCTTGATGCCAGCGGCGCGTATTTCGTGTATCGCGTTGTCATTACCAGCACACCAACCCTCGGCGTAATCCCGGCTGAATCCGCTCAGGTGCATGACCTCATCAACGCTGCGTTTTGGTAAGTTGACAGCCCGCGCCTCCAGTTCTGCTATGCGCTTACTTCCATCAGCAATAACGCCCTCGTAATACTCACGCTGTTCGGCATTCCGCTTTTCAGCCGCGTCCAGGTCTTCTCCTAATTTCTGCGCCATCTGGAACCAGTTAGCTCGCTGTTCTTCCTTGATTTCCAGATCATCCAGCAGCGCCTCTGCGGCGATATAAATAACCTGGCGTGCACGGTCTGCTGGGTCGCTATAGTGCACCTGCATGTAGCGGAACTCTTCACGTAGCGCCTGTTTGCTGATTGTCATGCTGCACCTCCAAAAATCCATTGGTTACCTGCGTGCACCTGGAATTTGCAGGACGTGTCAGGCATAACCAACTCATGAACCACTTCGCCTGTTTCAACGAAGTAGTAGTTGCTGTCTGTAACGTTGTTGATGAAGACTGCCTCGCGCTCGCGCCCTGACATCTCACCGAGAATGCGCTGCACCTTTTTGGTGACTGGTCGGTAATCAGGTTCTATGCCAGCCAGTTTTGCCGCCGCGTAGTTGTGGTGGACATCCATCAGGATGGTGTATTGCTGCCCACGCAGAACTATCGGGTAAACAGATACGATAAAACGCTTAAATCTTGCCGCTCTGTCGTTTACCTTTGCCTTGTCGAGGTAGCGCTGACTGCTGATAAGCTGACCTTTAATAATGCTCATGCTGCACCGCCTTTGCGAAGTTGGCCTGTGTTATTGATGCGGCTAAAATAGAATCCGAATAATTTCTTCCATGGCTTAACTACAGCGTCCCTGATTGAATTTGGGTTAAAGCCAGCCTCAATAGCCTGTTTGCTATCAAAGAACACATACCCAAAACCTTCCTCATTCTCTGCGCAAACTGGGCCTTTATACGAACCGTGCTTTCTTCCTCCGGCTAACCCAGTTCTATATGCGTGCTGAGTGTTACCCGCTATCGTTGTCCACTCAAGGTTTGATGCATCATTGTTTTGTTTGTTGCCGTCTTTATGGTTAATTACGTGCTCATCAGATGGCTTAGGCCCGATGAAGTTTTCAGCAACTAATCGGTGGATGTTCACGCCTTTCAGTTCCCCTTCAAGCTCCAGCCTAACGAACAAATACTGATTTCTGTTCTTGCCGCGCATAGAAGGGTTTAACTGTCTTAGCTTGCCAGAAGCCATTGAGAAAATTAGCCCCTTTGAGGAAATGAAATAGCGATACTTAAAACCCAAAATCTCTTTCACATCACCAAATAAATCAGCTAACGCCGCGTATTTAGCATCAAGTTCCGCATAATCACTATGACGCACCATATCAGTACAGAATGATTCTCCTGTTATTGGTGGTGATAACTGGTCACTGACAATCGTGTATATTTTCACTTCTTTCATTTCTTCCCACTCCGCAACATTGCATTCAGATATTTGTTTTCATTCACTGATGGAAAACTTTTTCTCGCCAGCATTTCTTCGCGTGGAATATCGTTAATGGGCTTGAAGCGGTGTCGAATAATCATTTCCGATGGAAGGATTCCGGGGTCGTAGGACAAACCTCTCATGATGAATTCCTCAGTTATTGCTGATAGCGCCGTAACGCGAACGGTAATTTTTAAGGCGCGGGTCTATTTCAATGAATTGGGTGTAAGTGGCTTTGCGGAATGGTCGGATTGCTGTTCCGTTTATTCGGTCTTTTTCCTGTTTTTCTGCGAGTTGTATATCGCGTCGGTACTTCCGTTCTGCTTTTGTTTCCGGTGGCAGAGCAAGAAACGCGTCGAGATTGTTTTTGATATTTTCCAGCACCTCCGACTTGGAGCTACCGGAGCAGTTGCGCGGGTCATCCGCACCATATAGAGGTGCAGGCATAATTTACTCCGGGGTAGGTTATCCGAATAATGTGGTACGTATAGGGTTATTTCTTTCGTAAACGTGATAGCCTGCTTTTTACCGACTCTTCACTTCTCCCGAGAATTTTTGCTACATTTCTTTGTGTATAGCCTGATGAGATAAGCGTCTGCATTCTTTTGTCTTCGTCGTCGCTCCATCTTGGCTTAACGAATGCCGTTTTTAATGACAGTTTTTTTGCTATGTAATAAAACTGATTTATGTTTAGGCCCAGATGTTCTGCTGCACGGCAAGCTACCATGCGACCGCAAACTGACTCCATCTCCGCTGGAGTTATGTTTAATCTTCTCATTAAGCCACCTGTTTAAGCTCATTTATTCTGATATTCATTACCTGAACGCATTTTGTCTGCGCATCATCGTGACCAGCCAATAATTGCCAGTCATGCTGATATCTCTCAATTAGCTTTTTCTTATCAGTTTCTTTCGAAGCATAATCGCTGAAGTCTTTCAGGATTTGTTCGCAGTCAACCGATGGAGATTTCTGGTTGGTATTTTCTGGTGATGGTTGATTGCATGATGCTGGCATGGCCCAGTCCGGCAGCGATGGAGGGAGCCAGTAAAATCCTGTTCCATCCTTCAGTTTGGCCCTGTGCCATCCTTGTTTCTTATCACTGGATATCTGCGCAAAACCTTCCTCAAGGTTATAGAGATACCGACCAATTCCCCACTGAACGGCAGCACGCTTCATTGCGCCGGAGCGACCACCTTTGACGGCTTCTACCTGTGTGTTTTCAGCAGCATCCCATTTGGTTACCCATTCAGAACCAATCTTGATTGATATGCCGCATTCAACGCCACCGTTGTTGGGAATATCGCGATATTCATTGCGCCATCCTGCTTTGCCGCAAACATCGTCCAGGCGTTTCATGATTGCCCTGTTCGTGACATAAGCCAGCACCATAGCCCACACTTTGCCATCGCGTGTTTTACCGCTTTGCTGTATTCGCCATTCGATATCTTCAGCTGCGAACGGTTCATCTAACTGATCCAGATTCATGAGTAATACCCCGCAAATTCATCCCAGCTAATAACCGGATTCTGCCGTTCTGCGGCTAAGTTAATTTGCTGCTCCACTTCCTCCTCAATTTCAGGAGAAATGAGAGCAATAAATTCTTCATCATCAAAATCATGCAACATGACGCGCCTCCCATTCTTCGTCCTGCCACTTATCCCAACCAAGAGCTATTCCGGCAGCCCATGTATAAGCATCAGACATTCCCTGTTTTGTATCCGGAAATACTTTCTCATATAGCTTGTTGAACTCCCTGTTTCCTTGCTGAACAAGAATTGTTCCATTAACAGGCGTAATGGTCATGGCGTGGCACTCCTGGCTGATTAAGAATTTCACCGAGACGTTTCCATCCGGCCCGTAATTTTCTGGTTATACGCTCTAAAAGTGATTCATTAAGTTGGGCGATACCCATGACGGCACCGCCCGCGATAGCAAATGTCATCGTGGGATTCTCCATTTTTATTTATTGGCATAGCGAAAACGCCTCGATATGAAGCGCTGTGGATATGCGATAAAAAAGCCGCCCTGACTGCGAGCGGCAAATAACATCAAGGGATGATTTTTCGATTAACCAGAACGAGTCGTCGTCCTCGTTTGGTTACGAGCGAAATTGCTCACATAGCAGACTCGTAAATCTGCTATCGGTGCTTATTCGCTGACAAATTCGGTAAGACTTTCGTGTAGCGAAACCAAAATTTCATCATCAAACCCATCAAGTAATGCTTGTTCGATAAGTTTGATAATTTCTGATGCCTGCTCTTTATTTATTTCCATCACTCCTCCCAAGAGCCTTGCTGATGGCTGCGCGAGCTTTATTGATTACCCCGTACCACTCCGGATAAGTAACGTTTCGACCTTCAGCCATAGCTTTTTCAGCCAATTGAAGAGCCTCGAGTAAATCAGGTGCTGCTGCTATCAGGTGTGCATCTTCACTGCACTGAACTTCATTACAGATGGCGACGTATGAGCGCCAACCAGCACCATTTTCAAATGAGCTTGATTGGATGATTTTAATTTCATCGTCATCCATCATGATTCCCCACCCACCTTTTGTTCCTTTAAATTCCATATTCACCTCTGTGTCTCGCTGCCAAAAATACGCTTACTCAGTTACTTCATCTGCATATTCTTTACTTGTTAAATAATGTTTTCTGCAAAATATCCTTCTGACCTCTATTGCATCATCAATGTTTTTGAAATACCCAAGATGCTTTTGCTTTCTATTGATCTGTCCAGTGACTCTCCACTTTTCTCTTTTAATATCCCAATTAACTCCAGGTGTTCCAGATTTATTATCTAACCTAATGGATTTGTTTAGATTGTTTTCAGCAACTGAAATATCTCTTAGATTAGAGAATCTATTGTCATCCCTGACTCTGTTTATGTGATCAATTACGCCATTAGGAAACATACCAGTAACGAATAACCATGCCAGCCTGTTTGCTTGTAGCTTTTTCCCATCAATTGTTATCTCTCGATAACCGTGATGATTAACAGAACCAGCGACATCACCAGCCAATGCTGTTCCTTTAGATTTATTCCACCGGAAAACTCCTGTAGAAGGCTCATACTCAAGAATCTTCGATAAATCTGCTGAATTCATGTTGCTATTCCTTAAATTTTGGCAATAAAAAAGGCCGCATTGCGACCTGATTAGATGAGAGGTTTGCTGCCTGAATAATTATCTAGCGGTAACCTGTCTACATTTACGATGACCTGCTGCGTAAAGCGCTACGTCTGACAAACATACACCGGTTTCTGGTGGCTTATGTCCGAACTCATTTGCGTATACAATGGCTGCCCGCTCCAGATGGCGTCTGTACTCTTCCAGTTGCCAGAATGCATCTTTCGCCATGAACTGAAGTGATTTTGCGTCTTCAATACGTTTTGGCGTTTCATGTTTTCCTTTGGCCTGAATCTGTACACGGCTAAGGGTGGGGCGGTGCAATACTTCTGAACTGGCTGTAGTCTCATTCTGAAGCGCAGCGCGACGTTCTCGGCGACGACCTGCTGCTGAGCCATTGAAAGCTGTTCTGCGTGTCATAGTGACCTCCTGATGAACTTTGGTGAAAGCGCCGGGACCTGTTTCAATTCCCGGATTTCAAGTCGCTTCTCAGTCCGGCCCGATTTATTACTAGGCCTAAGCTCCACGACACGCTTTCCCAAAGCTCACTTTGGTCGTTCCGGCTTTTCAGCCGCGTAGATTCATCACTGAATCGTTGTATTTTCACCGTCCTGGTGAGAAGTGCGTCCTGTTGATGTGTTTATATTGAACCAATAGTACGTAATATGCAAGAACTATTGGTACATTATTATCGTAAATGCTCTGTCCTTTTAGTACGTTTTTGAAATATAAATGAATTTATTTTTATAAATCCTCTATGCCATACTGTTCTGAACAAAAAATGAGCGAGGAATCTGTGTGAAAAGTGAGGAAGAGTTCTTTGCGGAGCTTCACCCGCAGGTGGTGGAGGTTCTGGGAACGGCAGTTATGCAGGTACTGGTAGAGCAGCGCGAACCTTCGCGTGAAGCCCTGATTGAGATGATTCAGGTACTGTGGCAGGAAGAGGATGTGGACTTGGCTGTAGAACTGGCTATTGATGTCCTGACACTGCCGAAAGAGTAGGTATCTGGGTGGGACAAAGTGGCGGGCAAATGGATGAAATAGCGACGTGTTGTCTTAATTATCAATTAGTTACATTGGCTGGCGAATGGTTGACGTAGGGATCGGCAGGAAAAGGAAACCCGGCGCAGTGGCCGGGTTAGAACCTAATCATTTTCTTTTGCGGGTAGATACATTGTCATTTGTACTGGTTTTTTCCCATAATGCTGGGCTACCCGGCTCCTTAACTCATGCATCGTATCGCATGTCTTAGCTACGCCTATAACTTCCCAGCAGCGCGATACTAATTGCCTTACCCCAAGGTTTTCGGTTAGCTGCCTGTGCCAATGAACCCCTGGCGCTGGTTTATTTTCTTTTAGATATTTGGCTACATCTTCATCAAGTGTGTCATAGATAAGTTCTATTACTAGCTTCCCCCACCACTTTGGGCGTGACTGTAGTGGGGTACTCCAGCCAGTAAGCCTGCCAAACTCTTCCCATAATTCATCAGGGAATGTTTTTTCCCATGCCCTTAATTCTTCAGCAATGAACGCCCTCAGCTTGACCTGAAGGGCGTCTTCAGCGCGTTCATATTGATAGCCAGTAGCCTCATCAATAAGCGCATCAAGACCAGTCCTTGTAAGACCCGCTGTAAGAACTGCGCATTTAATGGCAATTTGTCGCTGGCGATCTGTAAGTGGGGCGCTTTGGTATAGAGCTTGAACGTATCCTCTGCAAATTAGTTCGAAGTGCTCAGTCTTTAATCCTTGGCTCTTAAATTGCGTTCCAGGGATGGAGAATTCTATGAGTTCCGCCAGGATTAAGTTACTGTCTATAAAAGGTTTTATAGCTTTTGCGCCAATGTAGTCCGCCAGCGCACTTGATTCAACTTCTGCTATCGCTTTAACTGTGGCTCTTAGGGCGATAACGCGCTCGCCAGTATCAAGTACGTAGCAATCAATATCCTCTCCGCCAAGATTAATTTTCCCTTTCCATTTAGCGAATGGAGAGGGTAATTGCTGAAATTCTTCCTGTTCCATAAACTTTCCTTATGCTGTGTGATATCACCAGAATATCTCATCAGGCCACTGGCTTAATTATTACGCAACCATTCCCTTGCTTCTATGTCATCAAGGTGTCGTGATTGCTTTAAAATTCCAGCCACATATTCCACCTTGGATACTTCATAATATGGCAATGTAATTGGACGGTGATCTTGATTGATGCTTGTAAACTGATACTCTCCGTCTCGGTCGTAACCAAGCACCTTAATCATGTTATGACCTTCGATAGTTCTTACGAAAACCTCATCACCAGGACATACTTTCGTGTTTGGCTCTATAAGAACGTATTCACCAGATTTGATGCGTGGCCACATGCTGTCGCCTTTTACACGCAAACCAAAGGCTTCTGGGTCATCACTATATATTTTTAACCATCCATCACGTTCTTCAGTCATTTCTATAGCGCCATCAACGCCAAGAATAGCTTCTCCAACCACTCGAACAAGTCCCTTTCTCAACTGACCAACAAAAGTTAAAGATTGTGGATCTGTAGTTGTACTTTGCCTTACAGAACCATGCTGAAGCCAAACAACATCAACTTTTAAAAAATTCGCCAGAGCGTTCATTTTTTCCTGACGCGGCAAAGACTCAGCATTAAACCATTTGCTGACACCTTTTGACGATACATCAAGGGCTCTAGCAATGGCTATTCCCCTACCATGTTCGTCTAACCCAGCTTCTTTACAGGCCTGCGCTAGCCGCTGAGCAAATTCCTGACGCACTTTTTCATTCTGAACCATGAGTTCGATAGTAAAGTAGTTGCAAAAACTTTCAGTTCAATCATAATGTGTACTGAAAGTACAAAAAGGAGTAGCCAATGCAAAATCTTGATGAGCCGATTAAAGGTATCGGCATCCCAGAAGTTGCTAGGGCTTGCGGAGTTAGCGAGAGAGCAGTTTATAAATGGCTCAAAAATGGCTTTCTCCCTAAGACTGAATTTTTTGGGAAAACAAGATACGCCTCAAAAATTGAAGAAATTTCTGGGGGGAAGTTTCAAGCAGTTGATTTACTTGAAATAAGTAAAAAAAATCTTTTATCAGCATAAGCTTTAATACCTCTTTTCACAACGGACAATCGTCCTACGTCGCTGAAAAGCGAACTCCAGATAACAAATCAACCACAGGTTTATGCGCCAGTGCGCATAGCCACAACTAACTATTAACTACAGGAAATACTAAGTAATGGAACTCACAAATCACAGCAAAAAGATACGCGAAGTGGAAACAGAGCTTCGCGCCCGACTCGTATCAATGGGGCAGACAAATTTCGCAAAGATGGCGGGATGGTCTGATTCAAAAGTAAGCCGCCTGAACATTCAGGATATGGCGGTGACGTTCGTTCTTCTGGAGAAGGTATGGGAGACGAGCTTAATCAGGGAAGTAGCAAGGCAGGCAGTGGAAGCTGTGATGCCGGGAAATAAAAAACGCCCGGCGGCAACCGAGCGTTCTGACCAAATCCAGATGGATTTCTAAGGGTATCAGGAGAGGTAATTATATGCGAAAAACTCCGGAAAATAAACGCGTTAATCACCAAAAAGATGTACTGCGTGACCAGTTTTATCAGGGTGTTAATCCTGCAATAGCCGCGCCACTGAGAGAAATACTTAACAAGTACAAAACTTCGGAGAAGTCAAAATGAGCATGAACTTGATGGCGAAGGCCATGAGCATAAAGGTTGGCAACCCATTGAGAAAACTGGTTCTTATAAAGCTTGCCGATAACGCCAATGATGAAGGAGAGTGCTGGCCTTCATATCAACATATCGCTGACCAATGTGAGGTGAGCAGATCAACCGTAAAAAGCCACATTAGAGCACTTGAAGATATGGGGCTCCTGAAAAGGGAGTTCAGAAGAAAAGGAGAGCTTAACCAGTCAAACGTTTTTTATCTGACGCTGGATAATGCACAACAAATTCCACCAGAATCAGGCGGGGCAGGAGCTGACCGGGGCGGGGCAGGAGCTGACCGGGGTGGGGCAGGAGCTGACCGGGGTGGGGCAGGAGCTGACCGGGGTGGGGCAGGAGCTGACCTAGGGGGTGGGGCAGGAGCTGACCCCAGAACCTATCACTCTTTTGAACCAGTCAAGGAACCTTTAGAACGCAAGAAAAAACCATCTTCGATGCCGGAAGGATTTTCACCATCGGCCTCACATCAGAAAATGGCAGAAGAGTTCGGGATATCCTTACAGGATGAGTTTGATAAATTTACCGACCATCACCTCAGCAAGGGGAGCAAATTCATTGACTGGAGTCGCGCCTTAAATACCTGGCTCAGAAATGCCAGGGGATTCCAAAAATCTCGAGCTTGTAACTCTTTCTCAAGGCCATCATCCGCAATCACCGTATCGAAAACTGGCTACGTGTTTTTCGACAGGTGAACCATGAAATCAAAAATCAAATCGCTACTGGTCGCTGGTTATAACCACGGCTGGTTAAGTATTTCGTTTGTCGATTTCTGGTTTAAAAATCTCAATCTGAGGGAATCATGACGCCAAGTGAACTTAGCGACCTGCTATGGGCGCAGGTTGACAGGGTGGCTCCGCACCTGTTGCCAAACGGCAAGAAAGACGGGCATGAATGGGTTGCTGGTAACGTCAACGGCGACAAGGGGAACAGTCTGAAGGTTAACCTTAGTGGCAAGAAAAAATGGGCTGATTTCGCTGAGGGAGACGGCGGTGACATGCTTGATTTGTGGATGGCGTGTCGTGGAATTAACCTGCATCAGGCCATGCAGGAAGCGAAGGCATTTCTCGGCATCAGGGAGGACGATCACCATTTCGACGCCAGATGTGAGAAGAGATTCTCCAGACCTGACCGCAAGAAAATCGCCCGCTACGTTACCAGAACCGAATCACATCTCGAGTACCTGCAATCGCGTGGCATATCGCCTGAAGTCGCGAAGCGATACGAGGTTGTCAGCGGAAAGGTCTGGAATGGCGAACGTGAACTGAATGCCCTGGTGCTTCCGTACAAACGCGATGGCGAGCTGCTGCAGGTCAAGCGAATCAGTACTGAACGTCCGGACGGGAAGAAAGTCATCATGGCAGAGGGTGACTGTGAACCTTGCCTGTTCGGGTGGCAGGCTCTCGATGCTGGCGTGAGGGCGGTTGTACTTTGCGAAGGCGAAATTGATTGCATGAGCTATGCGCAATACGGAATACCGGCGCTATCTGTCCCGTTCGGTGGCGGGAAAGGCGCCAAGCAACAGTGGATTGAGTTCGAATACCACAACCTCGACAGGTTTGAAGAAATATTCATTTCTATGGACGTTGACGATGTCGGGCGTGAAGCAGCAAGGGAAATCGCAAGCCGACTTGGTGAGCATCGCTGCCGTCTGGTTACACTGCCACACAAAGATATCAACGAATGCCTGATGAACGGCGTCACCGAGGATGAAATCTGGCAGTACATCGGGGCAGCGTCATATTTCGACCCGGAAGAACTCTACAGCGCTCGTGAGTTTTACCAGGATACAGTCAATGCTTTCTACGGCAAACAGCAGTATCTGTTTAACCCACCGTGGGAAACGCTGGCTTACAACTTCCAGTTCCGTGAGGCGGAGTTAACTCTTGTCAATGGCGTGAACGGTCATGGAAAAACGGAGGTTGTCGGGCATATGGCACTTGAGGCCATGAGGCAGGGGGTAAAAACATGCGTCGCATCACTTGAACTGAAGCCCGGGGTTTTGCTTAAACGCCTGACCAGGCAGTCAACATGCTGCAAAACGCCACCAGTACTGGAAATCGAATCAGCATTTAAGTTTTACGATGACCGGCTCTGGTTATTTGGCCTGACAGGTACAGCCAAGGCTGAACGCCTGATTGAAATTTTCACATACGCCAGACGGCGATACGGCATCCAGTTATTCATTATCGACAGCCTCATGAAATGCGGGATTGGCGATGACGATTACAACGGGCAAAAGGCGTTTGTTGACGCGCTGTGCGACTTCAAGAATAAAACTAACTCTCACATTATTCTCGTCACTCACTCCAGAAAGGGAGACAGCGAGGAGAAACCTACCGGAAAGATGGACGTAAAAGGCTCAGGAGCGATTACAGACCTGACAGATAACCTGTTTATCATCTGGCGCAATAAAGCTCGCGAGAGAGCGTTACAGCGCGTTTATGCTGGGGAGCAGATTAACGAGAAAGACCAGCAACTTCTTGCTGCGCCCGCATCTGTTTTAATGCTTGAGAAGCAGCGAAACGGGGAAGGGTGGGAAGGTGGTGTGCCGCTATTTCTTGACGAGCAGTCTCACCAGTTCCTGCAAATGGAAGGTGCGTCACCATACAACTATATCGCTAACATGCCGAAGTCGGAGTATGACGAAGTGTGGAGGCAGGAGAATGTTACGGAGTATTAAATGACCATCTACATCACTGAGCTAATAGCAGGCCTGCTGGTAATCGCAGGCATTTTTATTTGGGGGAGAGGGAAGCATGGTTAATTGGATGCTCGCCGCCATCAAATGCATTGGCGTTGGATGGATTCTTCTGACGTTTTTTATTGTTCTGCGTAGCTACATTAGTCTTGTTAATGGCGGTAAAGACCCATTCTCTACGTTGTTTGGTGCTGCGTTTATCTGTGTACTTATTGGAATTGTACCTGTAGCGATAGCAAAAATGGCGTGGCGTTTTATCAACTAAAAGTGAGAGTAATGATGAAAATATCCGAGATTAACTATTCAGTGATTTTTGACGCGCTTAAAGCGTATTACGAAGTGGAAGAAGATGACTCAGTATGGGAAATATTTAATCAGGCAGATGACCAGATTGAAGAAATCGCTAATGCACTGAAAGTGTTAGGCGAGTGATGGAGAGGAATATGGACGAATCAAGAAAGCAGTTTGAGATAATGGCTGCAAAAGAATTATGCATATTACCGGAAATGGTTGAAAAAGACAGGACTGGAAATGGATATAACTATAAGCCACTAAACCTTTGGTGGAAGATTTGGAGGGCCAGTCGTGACGCTATCAAGATAAAGCTCGATGACAAAGTGATGGTTGAGGATGAGTTCGACAAAGGCCACAACTGCGCAATCGACTATTGCGCTGATGCCATCCGCGCTGCTGGAATCAAAGTGAAGGAGTGAGTATGAGCGAGAAAACCGTAACTCTAACGCGCAGACAATTTCGACATCTATGCGACGCGCTAATCAACACTGTAAACATGGGGCAGCAATTCATGGTTATCAGCACTGACGGAAGTGAAATGTCAGACAAGGCTTTCTACCAGGCTCAGTTACTCCGGCAGGCTATTGAACGTCAATTAAAGGTAGCTACAGATGGGAGGTGAGCATGCAGGAGTTCATTCTGCACGAAACTAATAAATCGCAATTCTGGTTAGTTCTGAAGCAAATCCTATCTACCGGCAAACGCTGGCGCATAAAAATCTCCGAGTACCGCGAAAAACGGTCCCTACCTCAAAACAGCCTCATGTGGAAATGGAACACGGAAATAGCAGATCAGTTGTCTGCTACAGGCGTTGACCGTTTCACCGACGAAGAAGTCCATGAATGGCTCAAGGACATGTACTGCCCGGCAACGCCTGTAACCGTTTTTGGGATGACGCGCTATGTAAAGTCCACAAGACAACTGGATATCGGAGAGATGCATAAATATCTGACAGATATTGACCAGTGGGCGCATCAGAAGGGATTGCGACTAACCATTCCTGACAATTGCGAGTACCTGGATTTAAAGCGGAGGCAAGAGGAGTGATGGAGACATGAGACGACAGCGACGAAGTATCACCGATATCATCTGCGAAAACTGCAAATACCTTCCAACGAAACGCTCCAGAAATAAACCCAAGCCAGCACCAAATGAATCAGACGTAAAAACCTTCAATTACACGGCTCACCTGTGGGATATCCGGTGGCTAAGATATCGTGCGAGGAAATGACAATGCTTTTAATTCAACCAGGATTTGGCCTGAGCATCAAAAAAGGGCACATGTTTGGCGAGAAAGAGTCTCAACGAAAAATGGTGTCTATCCGGTTGCCATTTATCAGTATTTATTGGCTAAACAGGGAGGCAACAAATTATTGGTATACATGCGCGCGTGCCGCATTTAATGACCCTGACTGGTTTATTGAAAACCATCATGCAGTTCGTCAGGCGAAACGAAAATCCACCATAACAAAAATGAAAGCGTATCGGGACGCTTGGGAAGAACATAGAAATCGATACCAAAAGGACATTGAAAAGCTGGAATCAGAAAACACTGAGCTAAAACGAAGACTAGGGGAAGCGAAAAGGGATATTGATGCCTATAAGCGGCTTGTAGGTGGTGATAGCCATGCTTAGCCCAACTCAAATCATGCAATACCAGAAAGAAAGCGTCGATCGAGCTTTAACGTGCGCTAACTGCGGTCAGAAGCTGCATGTGCTGGAAGTTCACGTTTGTGAGCACTGTTGCGCAGAACTGATGAGCGATCCGAATAGCTCGATGCACGAGGAAGAAGACGATGAATAGCGTCAAGCCATATTCACCGAGGGAGCAGGATTACATCAGGCGCGTCGCCGGTAAGGTTCCGGCAGAAGTAATGGCGGCGGCACTTGGCAGAACCAGAAACAGCCTGGTTAACTGGGCTAATCGACATGGAATAAGCCTGAGGGTTCCTTACGGAATACTTAAAAAGCACTGGCCTGAATATGCTGAAAAAATGACAAAAGGGGGACGCAATGGCGCTAAAGAGAGATAAGTTTGATGACGTTTTCTCCCAACTGGTGAGGGAGCGAACGGACTGGATCTGCGATTACTGCGGACGAACATTCCACCACGAAAGACAAAAACTCCACTGCTCCCACTTCAAATCCAGACGACACAAAGCAACCCGATACCATCCCTATAACGCCTTCGCCCACTGCATTGGCTGTCACCGAAAACTCGAAGAGGACCCATACGAATTCACCGCGCATGCGGAGATTGTCTATGGGGAGATGACAATAGAGCGTGTAGCGCGTCTGGCATGCATTCCTGTGCGCTTAAAGCCGTGGCAGATGGATGAGCTATACCAGCACATGAAGAGCGAACTGAAGCGGTTACAGGAGCTAAGGGCGCAGGGTGTTACAGGGCGCATCGAATTTACATTGCCAGACTGGTATCAGGACGGAATTCAACTCCACATGGGGGAATCTCAATGTACAGCATAACCAGCATTAACCAGGCGAAACAGCAGCGTGAACGTGACGAAGCTGAATTGCGCAGCGTCAGAGAGATGACGGAGCAACACCAGAAGGCGATGGATTATCTGAATGAGCGAGAGCGTGAACTGGTGAACCGGCTTGGATTGAACAAGCCATCGGGAGGCGATGCTGCATGAATCTGGAAAATGTAGTGAAGTTTCACTTCGCAAAATCTACACAGATAAACGATACTCCTCGTGCAACAGCTTCAGAAACGTTAACTGGTACTGATGTGATGGCCGCTATGGGTATGACTCAAAGTCGCGCCTCGTTGGGTTACAGCGCGTTTCTTGGGAAGATGGAAATCAGCAGCAATGACCGTCAGAAAGCTATTGAACTGCTGACTACCTATGCTCTTAAGCACTGCGATAAGGTTACTGCCTTACGTAAGCTCGAAAATGATATTAAGCCAAAGGTAATGCAAGTTCTCGCAACATTCGCATTTGCTGACTATTCACGAAGCGCTGCCAGTACCAGAACCTGTGATTGCTGCGGCGGGAAGAAGTTTATCGATGCCGAGGTAATGACGATGAAAAGCATCGGGCAGCCGTACCTCTCAGAGCGCAAGGAGACGGTGAAAGTTTTGTGCAATAAGTGCAAAGGGAAGGGGGTTCTGACCAACGCATGCCAGTGCAATGGCAAAGGTGTTGTTATCGATAAAGAGAAAACTATTCTACAAGGAGGCGTCCCTGCATACAAAACATGCAGACGTTGTAATGGGCGAGGATATGCTCGGTTACTGCCTGATAGCGTTCGAAAGTACATCTGCGCAACATTGATTGATATTCCTGAAACCACATGGCGCAGGTCATATAAGGATTTCTTCGAAAGTCTGGTAGGTGAGTGTATTAAGCAGGAGGAATATGCAAATCAGATGTTGAGCAAAGTCACGCAGTGATAAATATTTTCTACTGAAAAGGAGTTCTGTAGAAAATGCTCTTTACAAAGTGGCGATTTTTGTTTAATCTCTATTCTAACGATGGGTTACTGACTTCGTTGGCGGTGAGATAAGCGAGGCGGCGCTCACCACTGAACCGCCTAGTTGGTATCTTCGACGCATCGTCTGGTACTCCAACCGTCGCAGGCTGAGAGGTTTGCAAGAGTTCTAACGCAAAAGAGTTGCGGTTACCCACCCAACGAAAATGGCCCTGGCAGAAATGTCGGGGCTTTTTGCATTTAGGCAGATTCACCAGGTGGTGGCTAGTGCTTCTGGGGCTCTAGTTTGTTGGTTCAATTCCGTCATCTGCCGCCAAATTCCTACCAGGACCATAAGAGCGAAAGCTCAACGCACTACCCTCATCTTGCCAGCCGCGCCGCTGGCTTTTTTCGAGCGCATTACCACCAAGAACCAGACCCAACCAACTCATTGCTGAATATCTGTGGCTACTGTGGATTAGTGCGCTTCAAAAAAGAAAAACCCAGCACATGGCTGGGCTTCGTGAAGATGGGCGGCAAGAGACTGCGCTAACAGCCTCCTGCCTGATTTGCTCATGCTCTATATCACGAACAAACCACGTTACTAATCACTGTATCCTGGATTTGTTCTTTCCAATATCAACCAATTCATAACATTGAACAAATCCTCACGGTCGTGAGGTAAGACATGAAAAAGATGCCAGAAAAACATGATCTGTTAACCGCCATGATGGCGGCAAAGGAACAGGGCATCGGGGCAATCCTTGCGTTTGCAATGGCGTACCTTCGCGGTCGGTATAATGGCGGTGCGTTTAAGAAAACACTAATAGACGCAACGATGTGCGCCATTATCGCCTGGTTCATTCGTGACCTTTTAGTCTTCGCCGGACTGAGTAGTAATCTTGCTTACATAGCGAGTGTGTTTATCGGCTACATCGGCACAGACTCGATTGGTTCGCTAATCAAACGCTTCGCTGCTAAAAAAGCCGGAGTCGATGATGCAAATCAGCAGTAACGGAATCACCAGATTAAAACGTGAAGAAGGCGAGAGACTAAAAGCCTATCCAGATAGCAGGGGGATACCAACCATTGGGGTTGGTCATACCGGGAAAGTGGATGGTAATCCTGTCGTATCAGGGATGACAATCACAGCCGAAAAATCGTCTGAACTGCTTAAAGAGGATTTGCAGTGGGTTGAAGATGCGATAAGTAGTCTTGTTCGCGTCCCGCTGAATCAGAACCAGTATGATGCGCTATGTAGCCTGATATTCAATATAGGAAAATCAGCATTTGCCGGTTCTACCGTTCTGCGCCAGTTGAATTTAAAGAATTACCAGGCAGCGGCAGATGCTTTCCTGCTATGGAAAAAAGCTGGTAAAGACCCTGATATTCTCCTTCCGCGGAGGCGGCGAGAAAGAGCGCTGTTCTTATCGTGAGTCGTATTAAGGCAATTATTGCGTCTGTCATTATCTGCATCATCGTCTGTCTTTCGTGGGCTGTTAATCATTACCGTGATAACGCCATCACCTACAAAGAGCAGCGCGATAAAGCCACATCCATCATCGCTGACATGCAGAAGCGTCAACGTGATGTAGCAGAACTTGACGCCAGATACACAAAGGAACTTGCTGATGCTAATGCGACTATCGAAAGTCTCCGCGCTGATGTTTCTGCTGGTCGTAAGCGCCTGCAAGTCTCCGCCACCTGTCCAAAGTCAACGACCGGAGCCAGCGGCATGGGCGATGGAGAAAGCCCAAGACTTACAGCAGATGCTGAACTCAATTATTACCGCCTCCGAAGTGGAATCGACAAGATAACCGCGCAGGTTAACTACCTGCAGGAGTACATCAGAACGCAGTGCCAGAAATAATTTCCCTCGCATAGAAATTTGACAAGTGACTTTCATGAAAATGCCTCGCGATGCGGGGCTTTTTTGTATCGGTATTTTACCGCGCACCGCAGCGCACAATAACCACCGAACCAAACCCTTTGGAATGAGCCGTTGAGGATGTCAGTTAGTGCTGACGAGCCTCGGTGGGCTGACTTCCTGTGCGGCAACGGTTCATTTCAAAGGATAGATACACACCATGAAACACCTGATTAAGATTGTTAAAGGCGAGCCAGTTGTAAGCACTGAAGTTATTGCGGCTGAGTTTGGTCGCCGTCACGACAACGTTATGCAAAACATCCGTTCTCTCATCGAAAGTGATCATTTAGGACCCCTTGATTTCAAGGAGTCCTCCTATGTGAATAAGCAGAACAAGGTTCAGCCGTGCTATGAGTTAACTGAGCGCGGATTTCTTATTGCCATGCCATTCATCGGTGGAGAAAAAGCCAGAGACGGGCAGGTCCGTCTGGTAGATAGCTTTATCGAGTATCGAGAGAAGGTAAAACGAGAATCAGCAATTCAGGCTGAGCGTGATTTAGCGCGTGTCGAATATCGCCCAATGACAAACGCCATTAAGCAGAGCAAGGAAGCCGAGGGAAAAGAAGCTGAGCATTACCACTTCAGCAATGAAGCTAACCTCATAAACCGGATCGTGCTGGGAACCACTGCGGCTAAATTCCGCAAAGAGAATGATATCGGTAAAACAGAAGCAATCCGGGATTACCTTACCGCTGAGCAGATCCGCGCAATCACTGAATTGCAACGTGCTGATACAGTCTTCATCAACATGGGGTGGGACTTTGAACGACGCAAAGCCGAGTTAAAAAGCTTATTCGATCGTAACCACCGTCAGCCGCTTATCGAAGAGCAGCACCGTCTGGCAGCCTAAGCTACAAAAATAGCTTCGAGAGCCACTTTCACAACGGCTCTTCATTACAAAGCCTATCTACGGGTGGGCTTGATAATGAAACCGGAATTAATTTCTGATCACCAATTAGCAGCAGTACCGCGAAACAACCCAAGCCAGTAAGTGGGGGAAATAACACTGGCAGCCACTGAAAGATGAACCTCCTGCCTTATGGCAAAAAAGATTCTTTGTGGTGGCGGACTGATGGAAAGACATCGGTTATTGCAGAGGCCATTTAATGAGTGGTCTCGACAATGGCTTATCCCAACAACCGGAGCCAACACAATGGCAGAGATTATTCCCATGACTGAAGAACAGAAATTCCAGTTAGAGATTTACAAGCTGGTCATGAATCAGAACGCAGCCGCAGAGGAAGCATTTCAATTCATTGGTACTGACGAACTGAAGCTTGAGCTATTCAAAATTCACTTCCAGTCAGGCGGAGCTAATTCAGATATCACGACCCGCACAATCGAAGCGGTGCGTAAATCGAAGGAAGCGTTAGACCTGTTCACCACCGGAGCATAAACATGGCAAATCCAAATTTCACGCCATCCTGGCCTCTCTACAAAGATGCTGACGGTGTATATGTGTCTGCTCTTCCGATTAAAGCTATCAAATACGCTAATGACGGAAGTGCAAACGCAGAATTCGACGGTCCGTATGCTGACCAGTACATGTCAGCGCAAACAGTAGCCGTATTCAAGCCGGAGGTCGGTGGATATCTGTTCCGAAGCCAGTACGGAGAGCTGCTCTATATGAGCAAGGCAGCATTTGAAGCTAAGTACACTTCTGCAAGCGGTTCAGTAACGAATGCAGAGACGGCGGATAAGTTATCTACTGCTCGCACTATCACACTAACCGGCGCTGTCACAGGTTCAACGTCATTCGATGGTTCTGCTAACGTGACTATCGCAACTACCCAAGGAAGTTAACTTATGGCAGCACCAAAGGGCAACCGATTCTGGGAGGCCCGCAGTAGCCATGGGCGTAACCCGAAATTCGAGTCTCCTGAGGCGCTGTGGGCTGCTTGTTGTGAATACTTCGAGTGGGTGGAGGCTAACCCACTATGGGAGATGAAGGCTTTCTCATATCAAGGAGAAGTTACACAAGAGCCTATCGCCAAGATGAGGGCGATGACCATCACTGGGCTAACGCTATTCCTCGATGTGACGCTTGAGACATGGCGACAATACAGGGTGAGAGAAGACTTATCTGAGGTCGTTACGCGAGCAGAGCAAATAATCTACGACCAGAAATTCTCCGGCGCAGCCGCTGACCTTCTCAACGCTAACATCATCGCCCGCGATTTGGGCCTCAAAGAGCAGTCGCAAGTTGAAGACGTGACACCTGATAAGGGAGATCGCGATAAGCGCCGCTCTCGTATCAAGGAGCTATTCAACCGTGGAACTGGACGCGATTCTTGATAACCTGAGCGACGAAGAGCAAATCGAATTGCTCGAGCTACTCGAAGAAGAAGAGAACTACCGGAACACACACCTGCTATATGAATTTACGCCATACAGCAAACAGCGTGAGTTCATCGACGCCGGCCATGACTATCCAGAGCGATGTTTTATGGCTGGTAACCAGCTTGGTAAGTCATTTACTGGCGCTGCTGAAGTTGCGTTTCACCTTACCGGTAGATACCCGGGAACGAAAGGTTATCCTGCTGATGGCAAATATGGCGGAGAGTGGAAAGGTAAGCGTTTCTATGAGCCAGTTGTCTTCTGGATTGGCGGTGAAACAAACGAGACTGTAACCAAAACGACTCAACGCATCCTGTGCGGGCGTATCGAAGAGAATGATGAGCCTGGCTATGGTTCAATCCCGAAAGAGGACATCATCAGCTGGAAGAAGTCTCCTTTCTTCCCGAACCTTGTTGATCACCTTCTTGTTAAGCACCACACGCCAGAAGGCGTCGAAGATGGCATCTCAATATGCTACTTCAAGCCGTACTCACAGGGCCGTGCTCGCTGGCAGGGTGACACAATCCACGGCGTGTGGTTTGACGAAGAACCACCATACAGCATTTATGGTGAAGGCCTTACCCGTACCAACAAATACGGGCAATTCTCAATTCTGACATTTACCCCGCTGATGGGGATGTCTGACGTTGTTACCAAGTTCCTGAAGAATCCCAGCAAGTCGCAGAAAGTGGTCAACATGACCATCTATGACGCTGAGCACTACACCGACGAGCAGAAAGAGCAAATCATCGCATCCTATCCCGAGCATGAGAGAGAGGCGCGTGCTCGCGGTATTCCTACGATGGGTAGCGGGAGAATCTTCCAGATACCAGAAGAAACGATTAAGTGCCAGCCGTTTGAGTGCCCCGATCACTTCTACGTTATCGACGCACAGGACTTCGGCTGGAATCATCCGCAGTCTCATATCCAGTTATGGTGGGATAAAGATGCTGATGTGTTCTATTTGGCGCGTGTGTGGAAGAAATCGGAGAACACCGCAGTTCAGGCATGGGGTGCTGTTAAGTCGTGGGCTAACAAAATACCTGTCGCGTGGCCTCATGACGGTCACCAACACGAAAAGGGTGGTGGTGAGCAACTTAAAACCCAATATGCGGATGCCGGGTTCTCTATGCTTCCCGATCACGCAACGTTCCCGGATGGCGGTAACTCAGTAGAGTCAGGCATTAGTGAGCTTCGTGACCTGATGCTTGAAGGCAGATTCAAAGTATTCAACACATGCGAACCATTCTTTGAAGAGTTCCGCCTCTATCACCGTGACGAGAACGGCAAGATCGTCAAGACCAATGATGATGTGCTCGATGCTACTCGCTACGGCTACATGATGCGCAGATTCGCCAGGATGATGCGCGATATCAGAAAGCCGAAAGAAAAGAAAATTCCCGCACCGATTAGACCAGTACGCAGAGGACGATAATGGCCGACAATGAAAACAGGCTGGAGAGTATCCTGTCGCGCTTTGATGCGGACTGGACAGCCAGTGATGAAGCCAGACGAGAGGCAAAGAACGACCTGTTCTTCTCCCGCGTATCTCAGTGGGATGACTGGCTATCACAATATACAACGCTGCAATATCGTGGACAGTTCGATGTAGTACGCCCCGTGGTGCGCAAGCTCGTTTCTGAGATGCGTCAGAACCCTATTGATGTTCTGTATCGTCCAAAGGATGGCGCAAGCCCTGACGCTGCTGATGTGCTGATGGGCATGTATCGCACAGACATGCGACACAATACGGCAAAAATCGCGGTCAATGTCGCTGTTCGTGAGCAGATTGAAGCTGGAGTTGGTGCATGGCGCCTTGTTACTGACTACGAAGACCAAAGCCCGACGAGCAACAATCAGGTTATCCGTCGCGAGCCTATCCATAGCGCCTGTTCCCATGTTATCTGGGACGGCAACAGCAAACTGATGGACAAGTCTGACGCCCGTCACTGCACCGTTATCCACTCAATGAGCCAGAATGGCTGGGAGGATTTCGCAGAAAAATACGACCTCGATGCTGATAATATTCCGTCATTCCAGAATCCCAACGATTGGGTATTCCCCTGGCTGACGCAGGACACAATTCAGATCGCTGAGTTTTACGAAGTGGTCGAGAAGAAAGAGACGGCATTTATCTACCAAGACCCGGTTACGGGTGAGCCGGTAAGCTACTTTAAGCGCGATATTAAAGACGTCATCGATGACCTGGCTGATAGTGGATTTATCAAAATTGCAGAGCGCCAGATTAAGCGTCGCCGGGTATACAAATCGATTATCACCTGCACCGCTGTACTCAAAGACAAGCAGCTCATTGCTGGCGAACATATCCCCATTGTTCCGGTATTCGGAGAGTGGGGCTTCGTTGAAGATAAAGAAGTGTATGAGGGTGTCGTCCGCCTGACAAAAGACGGTCAGCGTCTGCGCAACATGATTATGTCGTTCAACGCCGACATCGTGGCCCGCACTCCGAAGAAGAAGCCGTTCTTCTGGCCTGAACAGATTGCAGGCTTTGAGCATATGTATGACGGTAACGACGATTACCCGTATTACCTGCTCAACCGCACTGATGAGAACAACGGAGACCTGCCAACTCAGCCGCTGGCATATTACGAAAACCCGGAAGTTCCGCAGGCCAACGCCTATATGCTGGAAGCTGCAACCAGCGCAGTAAAAGAGGTTGCCACTCTTGGTGTGGATGCTGGGTCGGTTAATGGTAATCAGGTTGCATTCGATACCGTAAACCAACTGAATATGCGGGCTGACCTTGAGACATACGTGTTTCAGGATAATCTGGCTACCGCTATGCGCCGTGACGGTGAGATTTACCAGTCGATAGTTAATGACATCTACGATGTTCCTCGCAACGTGACAATCACCCTTGAGGATGGCAGTGAAAAAGACGTTCAGCTAATGGCTGAGGTAGTTGACCTTGCCACTGGTGAACGGCAGGTACTGAACGATATCAGGGGGCGCTATGAGTGCTACACGGATGTTGGGCCATCATTCCAGTCCATGAAGCAGCAAAACCGCGCAGAAATTCTTGAGTTGCTCGGCAAGACGCCACAGGGAACGCCAGAATATCAACTGCTGTTGCTTCAGTACTTCACCCTGCTTGATGGTAAAGGTGTTGAGATGATGCGTGACTATGCCAACAAGCAGCTTATTCAGATGGGCGTCAAGAAGCCAGAAACGCCTGAAGAGCAGCAATGGTTAGTAGAGGCGCAACAAGCCAAACAAGGTCAACAAGACCCGGCAATGGTTCAGGCTCAGGGCGTACTCCTGCAGGGGCAGGCTGAACTGGCTAAAGCTCAGAACCAGACGCTGTCCCTGCAAATCGATGCAGCTAAAGTCGAAGCGCAGAACCAGCTTAACGCTGCCAGAATCGCAGAAATCTTCAACAACATGGACCTCAGTAAACAATCTGAGTTTAGAGAGTTCCTTAAAACCGTTGCTTCATTCCAGCAGGACCGCAGCGAAGACGCTCGCGCAAATGCTGAGTTACTCCTTAAAGGCGATGAACAGACGCACAAGCAGCGAATGGACATTGCCAACATCCTGCAATCGCAGAGACAAAATCAACCTTCCGGCAGTGTAGCCGAGACACCTCAATAAGAGAGAGTTAATCATGGAACCAACCACCGAAATTCAGGCAACTGAAGACTTAACCCTGTCCGGCGATCATGCAGCGGCATCTGCTGATAGCTTAGTTGTCGATAATGCCAACGACAATGCAGGTCAGGAAGAGGGCTTTGAGATTGTCCTGAAGGACGATGAGACAGCACCAAAACAAGACCCGGCAAAGAACGCAGAATTCGCCCGCCGCCGCATCGAGCGCAAACGACAGCGCGAGCTTGAGCAGCAGATGGAGGCAGTTAAACGCGGAGAATTGCCGGAGAGTTTACGGGTAAACCCTGACCTTCCTCCTCAGCCAGACATTAACGCCTATCTGTCAGAAGAAGGCCTGGCTAAATATGACTACGACAACAGCCGTGCGCTCGCCGCTTTCAATGCTGCTAATACCGAATGGCTAATGAAAGCGCAGGACGCCCGCAGCAATGCCGTAGCAGAACAGGGCCGCAAGACTCAGGAGTTTACCCAGCAATCAGCGCAATACGTCGAAGCTGCCCGCAAACACTATGACGCGGCGGAAAAGCTCAACATCCCTGACTATCAGGAGAAAGAAGACGCATTTATGCAACTGGTTCCGCCTGCGGTTGGGGCCGACATTATGCGCCTGTTCCCGGAGAAGTCCGCCGCGCTCATGTATCACCTGGGTGCAAACCCGGAGAAAGCCCGCCAGTTGCTGGCGATGGATGGGCAGTCCGCGCTGATTGAACTCACTCGACTATCCGAACGCTTAACTCTCAAGCCTCGCGGTAAACAAATCTCTTCCGCTCCCCCTGCTGACCAGCCGATTACCGGTGATGTCAGCGCAGCAAATAAAGATGCCATTCGTAAACAGATGGATGCGGCTGCGAGCAAGGGAGATGTGGAAACCTACCGCAAGCTAAAGGCAAAACTTAAAGGAATCCGACAATGGCTTTGAACGAAGGTCAAATTGTTACACTGGCGGTAGATGAAATCATCGAAACCATCTCCGCAATCACTCCAATGGCGCAGAAAGCCAAGAAATACACCCCGCCTGCTGCTTCTATGCAGCGCTCCAGCAATACCATCTGGATGCCTGTAGAGCAGGAGTCACCCACTCAGGAGGGCTGGGATTTAACTGATAAAGCGACAGGTTTGTTGGAACTCAACGTCGCGGTAAACATGGGAGAGCCGGATAACGACTTCTTCCAACTACGCGCCGATGACTTGCGAGACGAGACTGCGTATCGTCACCGCATCAAGTCCTCCGCTCGCAAGCTGGCGAACAACGTTGAGTTGAAAGTCTCAAACATGGCAGCCGAGATGGGTTCGCTGGTTATCACCTCACCTGATGCCATCGGCACTAATACCGCAGACGCCTGGAACTTTGTGGCCGACGCAGAAGAAATCATGTTCTCCCGCGAACTTAACCGCGACATGGGGACATCGTACTTTTTCAACCCACAGGACTACAAAAAGGCGGGTTATGACCTGACCAAGCGTGATATCTTCGGGCGCATCCCTGAAGAAGCATACCGCGATGGCACCATTCAGCGTCAGGTCGCTGGCTTCGATGATGTCCTGCGCTCTCCGAAACTTCCTGTGCTGACCAAATCCACCGCAACTGACATCACTGTATCCGGTGCGCAGTCCTTCAAGCCTGTCGCATGGCAACTGGATAACGATGGCAACAAAGTTAACGTTGATAACCGTTTTGCTACCGTCACCCTGTCTGCAACTACCGGCCTGAAACGCGGCGACAAAATTTCGTTTGCTGGCGTTAAGTTCCTCGGTCAGATGGCTAAGAACGTGCTGGCGCAGGACGCGACTTTCTCCGTGGTCCGTGTTGTTGACGCTACTCACGTTGAAATTACGCCGAAGCCAGTTGCGCTGGATGATGTTTCCCTGTCTCCTGAGCAACGCGCCTACGCCAACGTTAATACCTCGCTGGCTGATGCAATGGCGGTGAACATCCTGAACGTTAAAGATGCCCGTACCAACGTGTTCTGGGCTGATGACGCTATCCGTATTGTGTCTCAGCCTATTCCGGCCAACCACGAACTGTTTGCAGGTATGAAAACTACCTCATTCAGCATCCCGGATGTCGGCCTTAACGGTATCTTCGCGACGCAGGGTGATATTTCCACCCTGTCAGGCCTGTGCCGTATTGCGCTGTGGTACGGCGTAAACGCGACACGACCGGAAGCAATCGGTGTTGGCCTTCCTGGTCAGACTGCGTAACTAACAGGGGCTTCGGCCCCTTTCTTATTTGAGGTGACATATGGGCGTAATGCTATATAAGCAGGGTCGTGGAACGAAGGTATGGGGCAAGGAAGTTCAGGTTAAAGTTGTCGATGACGGCGACGTAGAAGATCACCTTGCCGATGGTTGGGTTAGGCATCCAAATGAGGTGCCGGAGACTAATGACGAGCCAATCGGCGATTCAGGCGTGGTCAAGAAAGACATGGGTGAAGTATCTGATGGATACCACACCTTTAACGAACTATATGCACATCGAGTGCGCCTGTTTTCAACACTAATGAATGCCTTCCGCGAAAGCGCATGGTGGAGCTTTCAGCATCATGACGGCGAGCAATGGGATGGATGGGTGTTAGCTGGCATCAACACCCCAGAAGGCGCGGTAACATACCACCTCCCAGAGAGTGAAATTGAGCATCTGCCTAAAGGCACGGAAATTGAGTTTGGCAAGGAATGGGACGGCCACGCGGCAGATGATGTGTTGAATCGTCTGCTAAGCCTGCGACCGAAAGAACCGGCAACCAAAGAACGCAAAAAGCCAGGACCAAAGCCTAAGGCGGAAAGCGATGCAGATAAAGACTAAAGGCGATCTGGTCAGGGCGGCGCTTCGTAAGTTGGGCGTGGCATCACATGCAACCCTTACCGATGTCGAACCTCAGTCTATGCAGGATGCCGTAGATGACCTTGAAGCGATGATGGCTGAGTGGTATCAGGACGGGAAAGGCATTGTTACCGGGTATGTATTCTCAGATGATGATAACCCGCCAGCCGAAGGTGATGATCACGGTCTTCGCTCAAGCGCAGTCAGCGCAGTATTCCACAATCTGGCCTGCAGAATTGCTCCGGATTATGCGCTTGAGGCTACCGCCAAAATTATCGCAACCGCTAAATATGGGAAGGAGCTTCTCTATAAGCAAACCGCCATTTCCAGAGCAAAACGAGCTCCTTACCCGTCACGCATGCCAACAGGCAGCGGTAATAGTTTCGCCAATCTGAACGAATGGCATTATTTCCCCGGAGAGCAGAATGCCGATTCAACAACTCCCCATGATGAAGGGAATGGGTAAAGACTTCAAGAATGCCGACTATATTGATTACCTGCCAATCAATATGTTGGCTACACCGAAAGAAGTCCTCAACTCATCGGGTTATTTACGCTCATTCCCAGGCATAGCGAAGCGCAACGATGTAAATGGTGTATCGCGTGGTGTTGAATACAATACCGCGCAGAACGCTGTATATCGCGTTTTAGGCAGCAAGCTCTACAAAGGGGAAACCGTAGTAGGTGATGTTGCCGGAAGTGGTCGCGTATCTCTTGCTCACGGTCGAACTTCGCAGGCTGTGGGTGTGAACGGTCAGCTTATCGAGTACCAATACGATGGCACCATCAAAACCGTCTCAAACTGGCCTGCAGACAGCGATTACACGCAGTATGAGTTAGGCTCAGTCCGCGACATTACGCGCTTACGTGGGCGTTATGCATGGTCAAAAGACGGTACTGATTCGTGGTTTATCACTGACCTTGAAGATGAGTCGCATCCTGACAGATACAGCGCACAATATCGCGCAGAGTCGCAGCCTGACGGCATCATCGGCATCGGCACATGGCGAGACTTCATCGTCTGTTTTGGCTCGTCGACGATAGAGTATTTTTCGCTTACCGGAACAACCACAGCAGGAGCAGCGCTTTACGTTGCCCAGCCATCTCTAATGGTACAGAAGGGTATTGCCGGAACATACTGCAAAACGCCGTTCGCTGATTCATACGCCTTTATCAGTCATCCGGCTACTGGTGCACCTTCCGTCTACATCATCGGGTCAGGGCAGGCTTCACCAATTGCGACCGCCAGTATTGAGAAGATTATCCGCTCATACACCGCTGAAGAACTGGCGACGGGTGTGATGGAGACTTTGCGCTTCGATTCTCATGAGCTTCTGATTATTCATCTCCCTCGCCATGTTCTGGTTTACGACGCATCGTCCAGCCAGAACGGGCCGCAATGGTGCGTACTGAAAACCGGGCTTTACGATGACGTTTATCGTGCTGTCGACTTCATGTACGAAGGCAATCAGATAACGTGCGGCGATAAATCAGAAGCAGTGACAGGGCAGTTGCAATTCGACATTAGTAGTCAGTACGACAAGCAGCAAGAACATCTGCTGTTTACTCCCATCTTCAAGGCTGATAACGCCAGATGCTTCGATCTGGAAGTTGAATCCTCGACAGGCGTTGCGCAGTACGCTGACCGACTGTTCCTGTCTGCAACAACAGACGGCATCAATTACGGTCGCGAACAGATGATTGAGCAGAATGAGCCGTTTGTGTACGACAAGAGAGTTTTATGGAAGCGTGTAGGGCGTATTCGTAGATTAATCGGATTCAAACTGCGGGTAATCACCAAATCACCAGTAACACTATCCGGGTGTCAAATTCGTCTGGAGTAAAATATGGCAGACCCGTCACTTAATAAGCCTGTCGTGGTTCAGGCTACACGCATTGATGCATCTATTCTCCCTCGCAACATATTCAGTCAGTCTTACCTTCTGTATGTCATAAATCAGGGTACTGATGTTGGCTCCATTGCAGAAAAGGCAAATCAGGCAGGAGGCGGTGCTTATGATGCGCAGGTCAGAAATGATGAGCAGGATTTAATTCTTGATGAGCACGAAAAAAGAATTGCAAAAACAGAAGAGGATATTTCAGGAATAAAAGTAAAGCTTCTTGAAATAGAGAATGATGTTAATGGTCTGAAAATAAAAGTTCAGGATATCGACGGTAAGGTATCAGAGATAATCGTTGATTATGTTTCACTCAGCAGAACAGGAACTCAAACTCTTGCCTCATCCCTTAACGTATCAGGAAGTTATTCTGTTAACGGTACAAAAGTTGTTGGCGCTCGCCAGACTGGATGGACCGCGGCAACAGGTACGGCGAATAAAGGCGTATTCAATGCTGACCTGACATTCACCGTTAGCGATACTTACACGCAATCTGAAATCCAGGCTATAGCCAATGCTCTAATTGCTGAGCGTCGGCGCACTAAGGCTTTGGAAGACGCCTTGCGTGCACATGGGTTGATTGATTAATGATTACATTCACTCCAACACGCAACATCGACCTGATAGAAATGGTCGGCAACCATCCCGACATCATAGCCGGGAGCAACAACGGTGACGGATACGACTACAAGCCTGAGTGCCGCTATTTCGAAGTGAACGTACATGGTCAGTTCGGTGGCATCGTGTATTACAACGAGATTCAGCCGCTGACCTTTGACTGCCACGCCATGTATCTGCCTGAGATTAGAGGATTCAGTAAGGAAATCGGGCTGACGTTCTGGCGATACATTCTCGCCAACACCACCGTTCAGTGCGTTACATCATTTGCTGCACGCAAATTTCGCCACGGTCAGATGTACTGCGCAATGATTGGCCTTAAGCGTGTAGGAACTATCAAGAAATACTTCAAAGGCGTGGATGACGTGACGTTTTACAGCGCCACACGCGAAGAACTAATCGACTTCCTGAATCACGGGAGATAGCCATGTTATATGCATTTAAGCTGGGCAGAAAACTGCGCGGAGAGGAACCTTATTGCCCTGAAAAAGGCGGGAAAGGTGGCAGTTCTGATAAAAGCGCAAAGTATGCAGCAGAAGCTCAGAAGTATGCCGCAGACCTGCAAAATCAGCAGTTCAACACCATCATGAACAACCTGAAGCCGTTTACTCCTCTCGCAGATAAGTATATCGGCAGTCTTGAAGGTTTATCGTCTCTCGAAGGTCAGGGGCAGGCGCTTAATAATTACTATAACTCCCAACAATACCAGGACCTTGCGGGGCAGGCTCGCTATCAGAATCTGGCAGCGGCAGAAGCAACAGGTGGCCTTGGTTCTACAGCGACCAGTAACCAGCTTTCAGCAATCGCCCCAACACTTGGTCAGCAATGGCTGTCAGGTCAGATGAATAACTATCAGAACCTTGCAAATATTGGTCTTGGTGCGCTTCAGGGGCAGGCAAACGCCGGACAGACATATGCCAACAATATGAGTCAGATTTCACAGCAAAGCGCGGCTCTTGCAGCGGCAAATGCCAACAGACCATCAGCTATGCAATCTGCTGTTGGTGGTGCTGCCTCCGGTGCATTGTTAGGTGGTGGAATAGCCAATGCTTTGTCAATGTCAACCCCATGGGGAGCGGCTATCGGTGGTGGTATTGGTCTGCTTGGCTCGTTGTTTTAAGGGGTAATCAATGGCTACGTGGCAGCAGGGCATTAATTCAGGTGGTTTTCTGGCTGGCATTGGTGCGCAAAATGAGAATGCGCCAAAGGCAAGCGACATTAACGCAACGCTGGGTCTGATTCGCGAGAACAATGATTTAGCCCGTTCAGGCGCTAATAATGTGGCTTTAACAGGGCTGCGTGGTCTGGCTGGAGTTGCTGATATTTATAACCAGGAACAGCAACAGAAAGCGCTAAACGCATTCAACCAGGTTCATGCCAACGCATGGGCTACTGGTGACAATTCAGGAATCATCAAGTTCGCGCAGGAAAACCCGGCGTTTGTTGCGCAGGCACAGCAGGCGTTTTCCGGTCTTAATGAGCAGCAGCGTAACGATATGGGCGATTTGGCTATGAAGGCTAACGTCGCTCTTTCTCAGGGGCCGGAAGCCTACAGTAAATTCATTACTGACAACAAGGACAGGTTAAATCGTGTTGGCGCTAATCCAGACTGGATGATACAGACTGGAGTACAGAATCCAGAACAGCTATCACACATGTTGACTACGATGTCTCTCGGTGCGCTTGGGCCAGAAAAGGCGTTTGCTGTTCAGGATAAGATGGCTGGTCGTGAGATTGACCGAGGCAGGCTGGCTGAAACAATCCGCAGCAATAAAGCAGGGGAAGGTCTTCAGGCTCGCGGGCAAAATATTACTATGCGCGGACAAGACATGTCAGCCTCTACAGCCCGCCGCGGTCAGGATTTGGCAATGCAAAGGGCAAACGCCAGAACGATATCAGGAGTCGACGGGAATCGGGTCGTTCAGCTTGCAGATGGTAGAACAGTCAACATTGACGGAAAACTTCACGGCGCAGGGGCTAATGCATTTTACGAAGGTATTGACGATAACGGCAATATGGTTCGTGTCCCGGCAAGTGCTATTGCAACTCCTCCAACTTCTGCAGCAAGCGCACAGAACTACGCGATGAAGAAAGACATTGACGCAATCGCAAATGCAGATGCTTCTGCTCTCGATTTCATGACTGGCATGACTGGCGGATCAGGAAATCCGGCAATCGGTGCAGATGTTCGCAGCCGACTCACAGGCAAAGAACAACGACAGTTATATAACTCCGCACAACGTATTCAGGGAAGAATGCAGAATCAGGGCGTGGCAGCAGCAAGAGATATGGGCGCTAGCGGTATCAACACCATTGCAGAAGCGAAGATGTATTTTCAGGGGATGCCGCAGGTTGACTACTCAAGCCCGGAGGCTATGCAGCAGTCTATTCGTGAGATTCAGGAATACACCAACAATTATAACCAGCAGTACAACGTTGATGTTGGTAAATCGCAGTATCAGCAATCCCAACCTGTACAGGAATCACAGCCTGCATCCAACAGCAACTTTTCTTCACTATGGGGTGATTAATGGCTAAGGCATGGAAAGACGTTATTGCCTCTCAACAGTACCAGGCATTGGCACCAGAACAGAAGGCACAGGCTCAGGAGCAATACTTCAATGAAGTGGTTGCACCTCAGGCAGGCGATCAGGCTGAGCAGGCTAAACAGGCTTTCTATGCTGCGTATCCGGTGCCGACAACTCAGCAACAATCATCACAGCAGGAAGAACCACAGCATCCTGAGCAATCCCTGATGCAACGGGCTGGTGACTTCCTCACTGGCGGCCAGTCAGCAGGACAGATTGCAGAGCAGGCTGGGCGTGGGATCGTAAATATCCCGTTTGATGTATTGCAGGGCGGAGCCAGCCTGATTAATGCTATCAGCCAGGGTTTAGGCGGCCCGAAAGTGCTGGATGACGTATATCGCCCAGTTGATCGCCCAACAGACCCTTACGCACAGGCGGGCGAAACAATTGGTGGATATCTTGTTCCCGGCGCTGGCGTGGCGGGGAATATGGCTATCGGTTCAGTCGCTGAGGCCGCTAATCAGCAAGGTGATTTTGCTGGTAACGTTGCAAAGAACGCCGCCATCAACCTTGGCGCTCAGGGAGCTTTATCTGCTGTAGCAAAAGGGATTGGGCGGGGAGTGACAGCACTTAGAGGTGATATTTCTCCAGATGTAGCAAAGACTATCGCCAATGCTGAATCAATGGGCATAACGCCAATGACATCAGACCTGATTAAGCCTGGTAATGCTTTGACGAGAGGTATTCAGCAAAGTGGAGAAGGAGCCATTCTTGGAACTGGAGCAAAGAGGGAGGCTCAGCAAGCCGCAAGAAGTGACGCTGTCTCAAATTACCTGAATAAGTTTGGCGAGTATAATGCTGATGATGTTGTAAAATCACTTACCAGCACACTCAAAGGCCGCAGGGAATTTGCCGGAAAAGTGCTGGAAGATATCACTCAGAAAATGGGTTCAACTCCAGTTCCAACATCTAATGCAGTTACTGCCATCGATGATAGCTTGGCTAAGCTTAATCGTCTTGGAACATCAGCCGATAAGAATCTGGTAAGTACCTTGGAAAATCTTAAAGCAGAGTTATCAAATCCAAGCATAGATTTTGACCTGTTGAAGCAGCATAGAACTGCATTCAGATCAAATGTGCAAGGTGATGCAACGGTGTTTCCTAACCAAGCTAAGGCGATAACAAATTCGATTGAGAATGCCATGAGCCGCGACCTAAAGAGTGCTGTTGGTAAAACACTTGGTGCTCAGGATGCAGCTAGATATATCAAGGCTAATTCTGATTATTCAAATATCTATAACAAGGTTTTGAATAAAAGAATAGCTACTAAGCTTAATGATGCTACCAACCAGGCAACGCCAGAGTTAATTAATAGTGTGGTCTACAGTAGAAATGCGTCAGACATAAAGCGTATATGGCCTGCCCTTGATAGCAAAGGTAAGGATGCCATGAGAGCTGCATACATTAGCAAGATCGCAGAAAAGGCGAGCGACTCTCCAGCTAAATTCATCACAGAGGTTAACAAGCTGAAGAGACAGGCTGGCGGTGAGATTTATAACACCGTATTCAATGGACAGCACATGAAAGAGTTAAATGCTCTTCATGACGTTCTTAGGGAAACTGCAAGGGCTGATACTGCTGGAGTCGTCACCCAGACAGGCCAGTCTCTTGCTAATAACATCAGGCTAGGGGCTGGCCTTTTCTCTGGAGGCACGTCAATAGGTGGTGAGGCTGGATTTGGATTGATGATGCGCCTGTATGAGTCAAAGCCAGCCCGTAATATGCTTCTTCGCCTTGCAAACACCAAACCTGGAACACCTGCATATGAGCGAGCTCTGAATCAGGCAGTTACGGCTGTAAGGCCGCTACTGGCTAACCAGGCAACACAGCAGTGATTAAACGCCATGGATGGCTATTTAATTCTCTTTTCAATAGCTGCAATTATTCCTTTTCCTGATGTTTCAGGAGATTTTGTAGCCATATAAGACGAAAAAATAATGTCCGTCATTCTTTCATAACTTACTATTTCCCACTTAGCCAGTGCATTGGACAGTTTGTAGTTGTCATCAGTTAGTGTCCTTATGGAATTTTTTAAGTGTGTATTCTCTTCCGTTAATCGTTCAATTTTTGCATCAATTTCATATGGGTGATCTAATGCCTGAACCTTTTTCTTGAGGGCAACTAACTCTGCATAGAGTGCGCAACAGGCTATACCAAGAACTAATACTATTATTTCTAACACGCCAACCTCCTTAGTTTTGTGCAGGATACCATGAGGTAAGCGCAAGGGGGAGCAAAGCAAGTTGTAGGTGATAGAACGGTATTTCCGCATGGATAATGTTGAAGAATAAAGAATTACCTCCTTCATTACATCGCTACTGACAGATAACCAACGCAACGACCCAGCACTGGCTGGGTTTTTTATGCCCAAAATTCACCGTGGCCACGCTGCGGCGATTCATTGCATCTGGAGCACATTAAATGACAGATATCACTGCCAACGTAGTTGTTTCTAACCCTCGTCCAATCTTCACTGAATCCCGTTCGTTTAAAGCTGTTGCTAATGGGAAAATTTACATTGGTAAGATAGATACCGATCCGGTTAATCCTGCTAATCAGATACCCGTATACATTGAAAATGAGGATGGATCTCACGTCCAGATTGCTCAGCCGCTAATTATCAACTCAGCCGGTAAAATCGTATACAACGGTCAACTGGTGAAAATTGTCACCGTTCAGGGTCATAGCATGGCTATCTATGATGCCTATGGTTTTCAGGTTGATTATATTGCTAACGTATTGAAGTATGACCCAGATCAGCTCCGACAAGAACTGGCTGAGCCGGATGGATCTAAAAAAGTAGGGTATAAAGACAGTAACGTATATGACACATTGAACAAGCTAGAATTAAAATTCAAATCATTCCAGGAAATGCGTGATGATAATTCAAATGAGATAGGCGATTACGCCCTACTCACAGGCTGGCATACAGAGCATCAGGGTTATGGTGCTGGCGTATTTCAGTGCGTCGATAAAACTGGCTTAACGGACGATGGTGGCACTATTGCGGTTGGCTCTACGTATGCGTGGAAACGTATCACGGGTCCGGGTGATGCTACTGAATTTGGTGTTGTGCCGAACGCCGGGAGTACGTTTGATAATAAAGCGTATATTTTATCAGCTGCGGCTACTGGGGCGCTTATCTTTCCAGCAGGTGATATTTATACAACATTCTTTACCCTTACTGATACCTACCTTGTGAGAGGTAATTCAACCAATATTCGCGAAATTGAAGCGCCAAATGTAACAGACTTTATTGTCCACTGCTCCAGAAACGGGACATGGGAAGGGCGAATTGACGGAATTGTATGGGAGGATGTTTCTATATTCCCTATTGATACCCATAGAGGTTTCCATACCTATTTTACTACCCTTGGTAATATGCGTAGTGTTAGAGTTAAAGGTGGTATTGGCTCCTGGATTGAGGGATCTTCTGATTGGTCATTTTTTCAATGTGAATTTGTTGAGTCAAAGGGAAGAGAAAATATTTTAATAACACCAAAAGTAGATGAGCAGGGGACTATAGGCGGCGGACTGGTATTCAACAAATGCTTCATCGCCAGAAGTGCTAGAGATGGTGCCAGTATAACTCAAATGCCATCTGTTTGGTTCAGAGATTCTGTTATTTATCATAACGCCGACACGGGCCTCCGCTTCAGCACAGATCGTACAACATATCCAGGACCTGAATTTACTGTTAACAAGGTTACTGGTTGTGACATAGATGATAATTACTATGCGGGTGTACAGATAACTGGTGGGCGTTATGTTGATTTCTCAAATAACTGGGTAAGTTCTGGTCGTCAATCTTCTGGGCCGGGATTAAGTATTGATGATAGTATAGGTATCAATATTGAAAGCAACAGCGTTTACCTTTGTGGACAAAACGGGATAACCGTAAAAAATAGTAGTTTTGGAAGTGTTAGTAATAATAACTCTAATGACAATAAAAATACTGGAATCCGCATTATTAACTGCAACCGCATTTCTGTCTGCGGTAATATAGCATGTGGTGAAACCCCATTAGGAGCCTTTCCAAAACCACAGGAAGAAGGTATAAGAGTAGAAGGTGACAGGATAACAACGTATGGCAATATATGCACAGGCAATTCATTTGAAAATTACTCTAATACAGCAACAAACAAGCAAGATGGTTTAAATATAACATCTTGATAGTCCATTAACATGGCTTAATGTAAATTAAAATGCCCCTACCGATAGCGGTTGGGGCTTTTTTTAATTGCGCGGAGGTAATATTTTATTAGCAAGTCTATGACCAAATCTATTTATTGGTTTCTCAATTAAATTAAAAATTAACACGGAAAGTGTGATTGATAGCGATATTGATGCAAAAAATAATGCCAATGTACCTTGTTTAGGTATAAATGAAAAATAGTTTCCGTAGTAATCTGCGAACTCCTTTACAGGGATGTGTATCAAGTACAAAGAATAAGATGATTCACCAATTATTGTAATTATTTTAGGAAACGATGGGGAAAAAATCCTTTCAATTCTCACAACGCTAAACACAAGAAAGAAAGCAATAATACCTGAGCGCGTGATACCGTTTCCACCGAACGCACTAGTAAACCATAATATTAAACAAATATTTATTATTACGATATAAAAATACCCAGTATTTTTATTGTTATAAAATCTGTTGTCCCCAAATAACTTTTCTGATTCCGCTATAATCATTCCTAAAATAAAATCTAAAACTATTGGGTTTCCTGCAAAACCAATGTACTTATCTGGTGTGGTGTTAGGTATTGGAAATGATTGCGCGTCTAAAACTAAATGGCCTTGGTAATAATATGATGAAAAAATAAATATAGTAATAATTATTGCAGTTGTTAAAACAGACCTGTATTTTGCTGTAAATATCATTGAGATGGCAAAAATTATATAAAAATAAATCTCATATCTCAATGTCCACGCAACAACGAGCGTGCCCCATCCATAAATTGGAGATATAACATCACTCTGATAAGAAGAAATAAATACTGATTGTATTATATTTTCAATAGAAAGATGCCCTAAACTAAATTCCCCTGTATAATAGTTGTAATAGTATAATGACACATAAAGTGCCAACACCATTAAATACAAAGGATAGATTCTAAAAAAACGTTTTATTAAGAATGATAAAGATTCTGCAAATGAACTGAATTTTATACTCTGTGTTGAATGAGATATTATGAACCCACTTATTACGAAAAAAACCTCAACACCAAAAATAGCATTGGATGTTATGTAATCAATAAATGAACCTGCAACTATATTGTCATACATTGTTCCTCTGTTGTGACCAAGAACAACAGCAAGAACAGCAAATCCTCGTAAAAATTGTATTCCATTTAATCGTTTATTAGACAT